CTCGGCTTCGACGTTGCCGTACTTGCGATTGAACTCCGCTTTGACGTTTTCAAGGGGATCGGGAGCGGAACTCGCTTCCGTGGAATCTGCCGCTTTGGCGGCTTCAGCTTCTGACATGGTACCTCAGCTCTTACGGAGCCACTCGAATTTACAAATCATGATTTGTGATTTGGTTACCCTTCCCGGGCCTCACGATTACGTCGCTACTCGATTGTCTGCAGCCTTCCGGATGGCCTGCAGTTCTTTAAACAGAAGCTGTTCCGATTTTAAGGAGCCTTCGTGATTGCACTTGCGGATCACGAGTTCTCTCTCAATCTCAGGCGAACCTCTGCCTACTGAGCATTTGAGCACCTCATCGGCCATCAATGCCGAGATGTTCGCAAAGAGAGACTTAAGTGCCCTCACCTGCGTGGAATTTAGATCCTCGAGAGCCGCAATCTCTTCGTGAGAAAGCTTCATAAATCACCTACTGAGGAAGCTGAGACCCCGAATTGTTAGCCCCAGCCATGGGGTTCATCGCAGCCGGAGCCTGCTGCTGTGACTGCTGCGCGTTCTGCCGCATCTGCATGGCGTTGTTAGCCTGAGCCTGCATCTGCTCAAGAGCGGCTTGCATCTGCTGATGCTTCTGAGCCTGGGCAGCCAAGACCTGCACGGCTTCCTTAGAGAACTGCCCGAGGATCTCAGGCTTCTTCATGATGAACTGGAAGTACTCAATGAAGCCTTTGTGATCGGAGTTCATTTGTACCGGGACTTGAATTCCTCGGAGGAGGCGGTTGGCCTCTTCCTCAGGAGACGGGCTCCACTGATCTTGGGGCGGGGCCTGGATGTAGCGGGTGTATTCCTTGATCCCGTTCGCGATGAACATCCCCTTAGCAGCCTCGAAGACATGCTTCGGGGTAACCACGCCAAGTTGGATCAGAAGCGGGTTCATCACGAGGTTAAGTGTGTTCTGCGCCTTCTCGGCCCTGACCTGCGGGTTTGAATCTGCGGACGAGGGATCAAGCGAGAAATCGAAATCCCCGGCCAATTGGTCCTGGTGAGCGATCCAGCCCCAATAGTCCTGGCCGTCATCTCCAACGATCCGGTAGCTGAGTCCCGGGGGGATCCGCTGCTGGAGCATGGAGAGAAGGTGGGAGAGGTACTGCTTCCACGCCCGGTAGAGTCGCTTCAGGTGAACGTCCAGGTTGGAGTTACTCTCACCCATCATGGCTCGAGCACCCGTGGCTGTGCGAGTAGCGCCCTGGGCTCCCGTCATCACGCCGAGGTTCATGTCAGAAATGCCGGTGAGCCGCTCAATCATCGTCTGGATGGCCTGCTCTTCTTGCATTCCCCAAGACGTGCGATTACCGAGATTCGGGAAGTAAACATCCCGCTGAGGATCATCTAGAGGAATGCCGGCTCCCGGCTCGTACTTGATGATCTCGGGCTTCAGACTTGAGCCCGAACGGTAGAAGAAGAATGGCATCGTGGAGAACATGCCGGCGTCGATCCGCATGTTGTGGATGGCGTCGATTTCCTTGGCCAGCGGGTGAATCATCTCGACCAGGCCAATGGGGTGGCTCGCTCCCGGGCGGCGGAAGAACTCGGCCGTAAAGAAGGGTCGCTTACCGGACTTATTGATCCGACGGAGGTAGGTAGCACGTGCGATCTCGCAGCTCTTCGGATGAATCCAAGCCACGATCTCAGACCCGATCCCGTTCCCGTCCACGTCGTAGGAGGTATAGACCTCAATCCACTGGTATCGGTCCTTGTCGGTAGTGGTATCGATCTGGGATTGACCGGAGGCCTGCTCCTTCTGCTGCTTGATGTTCCCGGCCAGGTCTCGGGCCTTCGGATTGTCCCCGCCTTTGATGGCTGTCTTCACCGCATCGACGTCAAAGATCTTGCGATCAGCCAGAGTCCAGAGTTCCGAGGCCGTCATCCACTGCTGGTGGGCCAGGAGGTCGGCCTTCTGCGGGTCCCCTTCCCCGCCTACGCACACAAAGTCCTCTTCAGGCACGAAATCGGCCTGTGGACCTTCGAAAATCTTGATGACCCGCTCTTTTTCGACTTCTTTGGAGGTTGGGACCTGGACCGCGGCCTCATTACCATCAGGACCCGCCACAAAACGGGTTTCCTGCCCATGCTCCGTCACCACGTCGATGAATTTTTCGTACTTGCACTCCCAGCGGCTCTTCAGGGTCCCTGATCCATAGGCGCACCACTCAAAAACCCAGGAATCGAGCACGGAGTCGATCCCGTCGTACTCGTTAGCCCAGTCCTTAACCGCGTACTTCATGATCTCTTCGACCACTTTTTCACGTTCGATAGAGTCGGGCCTGCGCGCTTTAGGGGCGGGCATGTTCGACAGGAGGGCCTGGAGGATCCGGGCGTGGTAGGTCTTTAAGACCGTAAGGGTGACTGGGACATGGAGGTTGCTGGTTCCCTCGTAAGGGCCGTCAGAGGAAGCGTCAGCAAAGTTATCCCAGTCAGAGAGATAGGTTTGACGTCTCTGGAGCCGTTCGGAGCGTTCCCCGTTGGCTCTATTCCAGATCTCCACTACTTTCTCAGCGAATTTGTCATCTTTGAGCTTGGCGAGGAGCTTTTGGTCGATCTGGTCCCTAAGCGGGGCCTCAATATCGACTAGGCCTTTCCGCTTGCCTTCCAAAACCTCATTGTCATTCTGAATGCCAGACATCGGGGGCCCTCGGCCCCAAAGTTAGCCTGTGAGTTTAGGTCTATGCCGACGCTGGGAAGGCGTCTTGAATCCATAGATTGGACGGTTGTAGACGTAAGCCTTGTCCCGGGGCTTCTTGAAGTAGAGGTTGGTGGCCAGAGCATACTTAAGGCAGGCCAGGAAGTCCGTGTTTCGGATGTCGAGGACGTCCTTATTCATCCCCATGGCCTTGTTCCTCTGGAAGGCGACTTCCTCGGTGTCGGTAATGAGCCCCTTCAGGTCGTCCACGTACCGAAGCTTTGGGATGTACGCGCCCCCGGAATCAGGCTCATCAGGGAGAAGAAGCGCGTCCCGGATCCGCTCGATGAACTCAGCATCAAGCTTGTCATCATAAGTCGTGGCCCGGGCTCTCCCGACTTGGGCCCGCTCAAGCTCCTGGTTAAAGATCTTCCCGAAGGGCTCGAAGCCCTCGCCAGAAGTCATGTCGGCATTCCCCGCTGAATCGTAAACGATGTCAATCACGCGGTAGTCAGCGAACCACTTGAGCTTAATCAGGGACCGGGCAAACTGCCGGGCCGTTGCCTTCTCCGAGTACTCCTCAAGCGCTATAAGCCGATTCTCTCGGTCCACTCCGAGCATCACTGCTACGTGCTTCTTACTGGTGTGGGGGTCAATTGAGATGACGACCGGGTAATCCCGGTTCCAGTTGAGCTTAGATCTCGGGATCGTGTGCGTATCCCGCTTAAACAGGTGGGCCAGGGCTTGGCCTTCAAGGTCCGAGAACTGGCCGTGGAGACGAACCTGCTTTTCGGTCTCTGAGAGCTGATCCCCGAACTTATCGAGAAAGCCCTCCGGAAGGTTGTCCTCATTCACATAAGAAGCCATCCGGAAGCAATCGACGTAGTCGAGCTCTCCCTTAGCCCACTTCGCCCACATCTGACGGATCCAAGTGGCGTTCGGGCCAAGGGGGGTACCGATAATAAGGAACTCCGGCTGAATCTCCTTGTCTCGGGCACCACGAAAAAGAGCGACGTACTGCCAATGCGGGCAGGGCTCATCCGCTACAACGAGCGAATGGCCGGAGATGCCTTCAAACGCCTGCTCGGGAGCCTCCTGGGTCAGGAAGCTCATCCGGGAGCCGTTGTCGAACTCGATAGCGCTCGTGAAGGGCTTACCCATCTTCTTAAGCTGCTCGTCCCGGATATTGAACCAGCGGCGCATCTCCTTGACCCAGACGTCATCAGCCTTCCGCGCCTGGTCAAGAAGCACGATCACCTCAGTCGGTACCTTCGTGTAAATCTTCTTCACCGGGTGATAGCCCTGACAGCGCCAGACCGCTTCGTGGATCGCAGCTGTCGTCTTACCGGCCCCGTTCCCCGATGCGTTGATACGCACCATCTTCGTGGAGCTGTGGAAGGGGAGCTGGCCTTCGTTGGGCTGGTAGAGCTGCTTAGATTCCCTGGCCCGACGCTTACGTTCCTGGAGGGCGTCGTAGAGAGCGAGCTTCTGGGCCCTGGAGAGGTGGCTTATATTAGTGGGTTTGGGACTCATCTTGGTCTTCTTCCTGAAGACCCGCGCTATTGATCTCGCTCAGAACCAGGCTCTCGAGCTCGGTGTCATCAAGCTTCTCGAGGCGGTGGGTGGACTCCTGTCTCTGCACCGCGGTTCCGTGGGCCCGGTCAAGAATGTCTTTGGAGGCCGCGACCCGGACCTTGGGGTCTGGGTTTAGGAGGGCCGAGGTAATCATCTGGGCCTGGATGAGGGCGGCGTACTTCTCGCGCAACTCGTCCGTGCCCAGCCCCTTTTTAAGATCGGCTTGAAGGGCGGGAAGAATCTTGCTCTCGAAATCCTCTAGAACTGCTAGGCGGTCCACGAGGGACGCCTGCCCGTCCTGGGTGCCTCTCTCCAAATGCCCCGTCTTTGATCGTGTAGCTCTTCCGGTTTTCGCCACAAGCCTCTCCTGTGGGGAGCGTAGCGCGGAGAGTTCTGCTTATACTTGTGTAAACATCTCTAGTTTAGAATTATTTTTCTTATTCCGACACCTGGGCGCCTACCACTGGGGCTTGTTCAACCCGTGGTCACCCACGCCGGGGCAAAAATAAACGCGTGTCGGATAGGGCACGTACGAAAGTATTCATGAATTTGCGCTCGATGAAGCGCAAATCTCCTGACCTGAGGGGCTGAGGGCTCGGTTTAGGTGGGGGTTTGGGGTGAATGACTAATTATATCCAATACTTCCAGGTGTATAGGCATACACCAGGGACACTAGCCCCATCGTGGGCAACCCTAACTGATCTACTAAATCTTTAGTAACAAGTTTGTGTTTTGGACTAAACAGTGACTGAACGTTGCGTGAACGATGTTTAGATTTACCTTGATTTGTGTACACACATATCACACACTCTTAGCAGAGGTACGTATATGAAACTAACTAAACTCAATAACACTCGGTATTCCGTCTTTGGTGATATGGCTCAGGTCGAAGGTGACCTGGATTGCGTGTCCACATTCCTCATTAAGCAGTATGAGGTTGATCCAGAGGAGCTTGAATATGCTCTCGCTGAAATGGCTCAGAATGGCCATGATTCAGCCTCATTCGGGATTGATCGTCGCTTAGTCTGCACATTCAAAGCAGCCACGATTGATGCAATCACTCCAGAACTCAGAGCCATTCGCGATGTTCGTGTGGCATTCCATGAAGCATACATTGAAGATCCAGGATCCGTGGATACTCGGATCTCAGCTCGGAATCTGCAGAGTCTTTATATCGCTCTTAACGTCAATGGACTCCTAGATATCCTTGACGGTCATTCGAATAATCGTCGGTCCAATTCGTAATCGTGTATTTCATTGGTGTTTACACATGTTTACTCAAGTGTATTTTTGTGTAGACTTGTTTAAACACCAGTGAGATACTTAATTTATGAACAAGGAATTGAATATGAAGTGCGACAACCCAAACTGCGAAGCCTGCGTCTCTTATCGCGCTGCTAAGGCCGCGTTCAAGGCCAATAAGCCGAACGTAATCAAGGTTAACTCGATCAGTGCCAAGGCTTTGGCCGTTCTTCAAGGGGCCGGAATTCTTGTTGTGATCGTGTAAACAGGAGTCTTAATATGACGATGCTTTACTTACGTCTTGCAGCCGTAGCTCTCATCCTTATCCACTTAGCTCACGCTTAGGAGAATCCTCGTTTGAACAAAATTAAACTGCCACTAAATGCAAAGGTCGAACTATTGGGGCGCGCATTGAGAATGGCCCTAGACCGACTTCCAGACTGCGATACTTCCGAGTGGTTTGATTACCCCCTTTCCCAAATTAAGTCGGAGATGGCTAAAGTATTCCCCGAACTTGAAGACGATGAAAATGAATAATCCTAGGAGAACCTAACCATGACTATCGAATCCTGGAGA